TGTTCAAGAATCCGGCAAGTATCCCAGCCGGCAAATTGATCGACGAACTCGGTCTCAAAGGTACGCGGGTGGGAGGCGCATGCGTTTCCGCCGAGCATGGAAATTTCATTGTGAACGACGGTACCGCCACGGCTCGCAATGGACATCGGCCCAGGTCGAGGTGTTCAACGCCCGCAAACAGCCCGTGGTAACCTATAATCGAGTCGGTCGGAAGATCGACGCGATTGTAGGGCTGTTGGAGAAGCTCAAGCAGGACCCCAAGGCCTTCCCGCGAACGCCTCAGGGCGGTGACGGGGCTGATCTGGCCACCGCGATAGTGCGATATGTGATCGACTCCCAGCTTAGGCAGGTCTGTTTCCCGTACTGTACGGAAAATGGGGCCACAGATGGGATAGGTTGCGTTGAGATGCAACTGGTGAAGGGCGATAAGGGCGATCGGGACGTGGGCTTCAATCGAGTCCAACCCGACGGGTTCTTCTATGACCCAAAGTCATTCGAGCACGATTTCAGTGATGCCAGGTATATGGGCTATGCGAAGTGGATGGACGTTGACGATGCTGTCTCGTTGGCGCCTGAGAAAGAGGAGGAAATTCGGTTCCAGATGGCGTCGGACAGCGAGTTGACGACGAACCCAGACCGCGATAAGAATTGGTTTGGGGTCGAACAGCCCTCCGGTCGACGCCGGGTGCGAGTGGTCGATCTTTGGTACCGTCATCGAGGCGGTTGGTGCTGGTGTCTGTTCACGGGCACGACGAAACTGATTGAGGGCTACAGTTACTTCTTTGATGAGAAGGGTGATCCGATCTGCAAATTCATTGCGTTCTCGGCGTTTATCGATCAGGACGGGGACCGATATGGCTTTGTCCGGGGACTGAAGTCGTCCCAGGACGAGATCAATCAGCGCCGCTCGAAGGGCCTGCACGAGTTGAATTCTCGCCGCATTAAGGCCGAGGACGGGGCCTTTACTGATCCGGAGAAGACCCGCCGCGAGGCCGTTAGGCCGGACGGGATGGTGATCTACAACAAGGGCTTTGAGATGGAGTTCGATGATCAGGCCCGGATCATGAATATGGAAGGCCAATTGAAGTTTTTGGAGGACGCGAAAAATGAAATCGAGAATTTTGGCCCCAATCCCGCCCTCATTGGTCAAGGACTCGAGTACAAATCTGGAAGAGCTATTAGCCTCCTGCAGCAGGCTGGCATTGCCGAACTCGGTCCGTTCGTCATTAATTACAAGAACTGGAAGCTCAGACTTTATCGGGCGATTTGGGCGGCCGTTCAAAAATACTGGACAGGAGAACGTTGGGTGAGGGTGACGGGCAATCAGGACGTCGCGCAGTTTGTCCAGGTCAATGGGGTCGGGATAGACCCTCAGACCGGCTTCCCCAAGCTAGTCAACGCCCTAGGTCAATTGGACGTGAACTTCATCATGGACGAGGGACCGGACGAAGTCAATATGATGGCGGATGCCTACGATACGCTGACCGCCCTCGCAACCCAGGGCGCCCAGATACCGCCTCAGGTTATGCTTGAGTTGGCGCCGCTGAACAACGACGTGAAGAAGCGCCTGATTGGAATGGTCCAACAGGCCCAACAGCCCGATCCGATGAAACAGCAGGTCCAGCAACTTATGCTCCAGGGCGAGGCCGCCAAGATCCAGGAAACGCAATCGAAGACCGCCCTCAATCAGGCCACCGCCCAGGAAAAGGCCCAGGGTGGGGCTCATGGGATGATCGAGCGTGTGTTCGACGCCCAACAGAAGCAACAGGAATTCCGGATGAAGATGGCCGAGGGCCAGCAAAAGATCGGGCTCGAGCACTTGAAGAGCCGGACCAAGATGATGGGCGACCTCGCCAATCTGCACATGACGGCTATGAGTCATGGGCAGCAAATGCAGCACGATGAGGCGGCCCATCAGCAGTCTATGATGCACGAGGCACAGATGGCCGCGATACGACGACAGACCGCGGCCCGACCTATGGGAGGTCTCGGTGGCTAATTGGATCAAGGGTGCCATCAAGCACCCGGGGGCGGAGACCGCCAAGGCCAAGAAGGCAGGCGAGAGTCCAATGGAGTTCGCGCGAGCGCACAAGGGCGCGCCGGGGAAGACCGGGGCGCAATCGAGGCTCGCATTGACGCTCTCAAAGTTGAGGCCCGGTGGATATAAGGGAAAACGGTGATGCCACTGATCAAGAGCGCCTCCAAGGAGGCCGTAGGAAAGAACATTGAACGGGAAGTCGAGGCGGGTAAGCCCCAGAAACAGGCCGTCGCGATAGCGCTCGAGACTCAGCGCCGCGCGGGCGGGGGAAAGCCCAAGCCCAAAGGGGGCGGTCTGTCCGCCCTTCGATCCGGAGGTTACAGAGGAAAACGCTGACTCCGAGCGACATCGGAGGCGCAAGCGTCCAGCGAAATGGGCGAGTCGTAACCCCAACGAGACTGGGGGAAGGAGAGTACAATGGCAGATGAAAGGCCGCTCAGCCCTGAGGACCAAAATCAGCTCGAGATGTTCCGTCAAACACTCGCGCCCGAAGTGCCTCCAGAGGCCCCTAGCATCCCACCCGCTTCTGGAGGCCAGCCCCCGGCGACTGAAGTCCCAGCTCCGGCGCCGGGGGCGCCCACCGAGATACCGCCTGAACAGGTGCCCTCGTGGAGGCTTCGGGAAGAGTCGGAGGCCAGGAGGGCCGCCGAGGGTCGGGCCGCCGCGCTCGAACAGCGGCTCGGCGAGATTGATCGGTACTTGGAACAGCAACGAGCCCAACAAGCCCCCACCAAGACCCCGGATTTTTTCGAGAATCCGGACATGGCAGTCAGGAACGTTATCGCCCAGGTGATGATGCCCTATCTACAGGAAGGGCAGAGGGTCAGCATGGCGAACGCACAACTGATTGCCTACGCGGTTCATGGTCAGGAAGAGGTCAGCAAGGCTGAGCAGGCCTTTCTCGAGGCAGTAAACGCGCAAAGCCTCGATCCGATGGAGTACGAACAGGTCGTACAATCTCCAAATCGCTTCGACGCCGCCGTCAAGTGGTATAAGAAGCAATCGGTTCTGTCTAGCGTGGGTTCGAATCCAGAGGAATGGTTCCAGAAACGACTGGACGCCGCGATGGCCGATCCAGCGTTTCAGACCAAGGTCCTCGAGAAGATTAGGGCCAGCGCGAGTACTCGTCCCGGAGAGGTGAGGTTGCCACCGTCGCTCACTCGAGTCCCTGGCTCCTCTGGTGGAGGTGGCGAGGTGACTGGGGATTTGAGCGATAGAAGCCTCTTTGACTTCGCCAGACCTGGGCGATAATTGGGGAGGCAATGATACCTATATGTCGGTTTCCGACATAGCGGTATGATTCACTGAAAGGACGACCCAGCCATGGCTGTGTCAGAAATCCAAGTAAACAACAAACTCATCAAGTTCACTCAGGAGATCAATCGAGAGTTTGTTCGTGAGAATATGTTCTCGCCCTACATGGGCGAGGCAGCAAACGCCATCATCCGGCTGAGAATGGATCTCAAGCAGGGTGGTGAGGACATGAATATTCCCATTGTCGCGCGGTTGCGCGGCGCTGGGGTCGCTACCGAAACGCTGGTCGGTAACGAAGAAAAGATCGATAACTATGGGATGAGAGTCCGGATCGAGTGGGCTCGAAATGCCGTGGTTATGAACAAGGCTGAGATGCAGAAGGATAGCGCCGATATCTTCGGCGAGGCCAAGCCGCTTCTCAGTGACTGGGGCAAAGAGCTGCAACGGGACGAGATTATCTCGGCACTGATGGCCATTCCGAGTGAGACTCTTCCCACCAGCTCTGGCGGCCAGCGAGTAAATGGTGTCCTGTACAACGTGGCGACGGCCAGTCAGTTGAACGACTTCAATGCCGTCAACAAAGATCGGTTGCTGTTCGGCAACTCGACCACGGGCTGGAACGCCACCCATGCAACTGCACTTACGGGCGTGGACAATACTGGCGATAAGTGCACGGCAGCCAACCTATCGTTGGCCAAACGCATGGCTATGAACGCCGACCCGAAGATCCGTCCATTCAAGACGAAGGACGGGTACGAGTACTATGTGGCGTTCATGGGCACTAACCCGTTCCGCGATCTGAAGATCGACCTTCAGACCGTGAACAAAGACGCTCGCGCGCGTGAAGGGCGCGGGATGGACGACAACCCGATCTTCCAGGACGGTGACCAGATCTATGATGGCGTGATCGCTCGATGCGTGCCGGAGATCTCGAATATGGTCACTAACGTCTGGACGAACTTGCTCACCGCGGGCGCCTCGAGTGGTCGCGTTGAGCCGGTATTCCTCTGCGGCCAACAGGCCGCGGTGATGGCCTGGGGCCAGATGGCGAAGCCCACGTTCCGTAAAGAGGACGACTACGGCTTTGTCAATGGCGTAGGCATCGAGATGGCCTACGGCGTGTCGAAGATGTACAAGAAGCATCCCTACAATTCGGCGGCGACTCCAACGCCGTTGAAGCAGTGGGGAATGGTGACTGCCTTCTTCGGCTCGGCGGCGGATTAAGGGAGGGAACCATGCCAAATCCTGTGACCGGACTCAACAATCAGGTTCCCGCTCGTGACTTCGGTTACGAGAGCGTGCAATATCTGCGCCGCAATATCGGTTTTGGGGTGCAGGCGACCGCGATCGAGGTCGGAAAGCTCCCGCCCGGTGCTATTGTGGTGGGTGGAGGCATTCTGGTCAAGACGGCGTTCAATGCTGGCTCGACCAACCCCGTTGCTGTTGGTTTTGGCATCTGGGGAGGTGATGCAGCGGCAAACTCGAGCTATTATGGCTCGTCGGCTGGTGCTGCCGGATTTACGGCAATCACACTCACGGCTGTTCAGCCAAGCACTACGGAACGGCAAGTGACAGTGACCTACACGCCTACTGGCACCGCGGCGAGTGCCGGTGAGGCCGAGGTTATCGTCACGTTTGTGACTCCGAAGGGTTAAAGGAGCCTCCCTGACGTGGTACCCGGCCACGTCGACTTTGGGGAGGATCACTTGATCCTCCCCACTTTGGAGAACGAAGATGGCTGGCCTCGAAGACCTCACCCAGAACAGTTACTCCCAGGTCGATCCCTACTCACCCTACAGGGTGGCCTCGATCGACAATCAGCGAGTGTACATTCCGATGCCTCGATCGGACCCGAGATCGAACGTGCCGATGCCGAGGCCCAGCCCTCTTGGTGGCCCGGCTGGGGCGTTCAGTGATATTGCGGCTGGGGCGATGACTGGGATGGGCCAGGAAATGTCCTCGCTCGCGGGGCTTCCTCGCTCGTACATGGAGGCCATAAACAAAGGAGGTTATCAAGCTATTCCGGACTGGCTCATCAAGAAGCTCCCGACCGAGGAACAGGCCGCCGAGCAACTCGCCAAGTACAAACGGTTCCTGCCACTCAGCGATGCCGCACTCGCTCGGTTGGGACTTGGTCCCCAGACCACCTATGGTGAGTGGGCACAGAAAGCGGGGCAGTTCGCGCCGTTCCTTCCAGCCTGGCAGCTTAGGGCGCTGAGACCCCTTATTGGGGGAATCTATGGTGCGGAAAGTATGGCACCTCCATGACCGCATTGTTGCCAGATCTGTTACCTCCCTCAACGTTCCTGACGAACGCTGATTTAATCACGCCCGAGTGGTATGATTGGCTACGTAGATTTCGGGCAGCGGTTCCGGTGGCGCCCCCGACAGTCACCAATTACGCCCATAGCACCTTTCTCCTTGCAGAGAAGATTTGTTCCGATCTTGGCACGCCACTGGTCAATGACAACGGGGTCAGTGACCAGAACGCCAAGTTGCAGAGCGCGATCAACTTCGTAGCGGCTCAGAGGTCGGCATTCGGTATTACAGGGGGTGGGAGACTGCAGTTACCACCCTGGACCATAGGCTGTTTTGGTGGAGGTAATCCACTGAAAGTGCCCAGTGGCATTACACTGGTGGGTCAGGGCCAAGGACAACTGTATAGGGTCGGAGTGGCATATCTGGATGGTGGGGTGGGAGTCCCACACTACACTCCAGTGCCGCCTCCATGGATGCGAACTGCATGGGGAACGAAGCTCAAGAACGTTGGACCGGCTACAGGTGGGCCTGGAATTTGGTTAACTAACGGCGACACCAACCTGGTTCAGGCGCCGGGCGTCGAGAACCTAACGATCGATATGAGTGGGCCTGATTGGCGGTCGACTCCTGGATCGTCGTCTGGGGCTCCAAATGCAAGCCACAGGATAGCAATTCTCCAGAACAATAACTGGGGATGCACTATACGGAATGTGGATATTTGCTTCGCGGGCGAGGGCATTCGCTCGGAGGTCGGAACCGCCCCGTACAATACCCTCACTGTTACCTCGCACTACGAGAACGTTCGGATAGGTAACGTCTACAACGGGATAGTGATAAATGGATCGCCTCCTGGAACCGCGGTCGCGGACAGTCGGTTCTATCATGTCTACGTCTGGGACGCGGAGCGAGCGGCGCTGGATGTAGTCCGTCACTCGGACAACGTCTATCACTTTGGGTGTGACTATCGGGCCAACGGCCCAGGCTCAGCTGGGGCCGGTGCGATCCTGTTTAACAGTTCGAACGAGAGTGCCGCGACCACCGCGGTCTACCATACGTTCTATGGGTGTGAGTGTGTGGGGGCCGCGAAGCCAAGTCAGTTCCCGAATACTGATCCGGGGTGGCCACTCGATCAGTCCGCCGCGATGGTGATTAACCAGATCGGCAACCATTCGTTTGCCTGGGACGGTCATTTCCCAGTCGGTGGGATTATTGGGGCCGGAGTCCCGAACGCCTGGTTCCGCTTTGCGGGCCAGTCAATGCTGCAGACCGATTTCTCGTTGTGGACCGGAAACGTGCTGTCACCTGGTAACAACACAGGTATGGTCCCGGCCGCGGTCTCGACGATGATCAGGATCGACATGACCGATTTCTGTCGGGCTGATCTGGGACCGACCTATTTGCCGCTCTGTATTAAAAAGGCCCAGGTTTATTTGCGGTGGAAGCCAGATGCCGCTGGAGATGTTGCATACATAACTAATCCGGATACTCATGCAGTTATGGCATCAGTAACGGCCTCCTCAAATGCGCGCCAGGAGATCTGGCTTGACGTACTTCCGTGGATCATCGCGAATAATTACTACTCGAATACTAACGCCGGGTTTCAGTTAGAATACTCAAACGTAACCACTACCGGCCCGTCGTTCGAGAAGTGCGTGCTCCGTATCAAGTATACAAACATATAGGTCACAGTATGTCAACCGCTGTCCAGCTAACCAAGTCCCGCCTCGAGTTGACCAGGGAGGTCGCCAACAAGCTTCGCATTGTTGGCACGGGCCAAAGCCTCGAGCCCGAGTACGCGGAGGAGATCGACTCGCGGATCGATCCCTTGCTGTTGCAGTTATCGTTCGATGGGATCTGCCACGTCAGTAATACCGAGGAGATTCCGGGGGAATGGTACGATCCTCTTGCGAGCTTGCTCGCCAATCTATGTGCGGGGATGAAAGGGGGCGCGTTCGATCCCCAACTCAAACAGTACTATGAGATGATGCTGAAACGGATCACTTCATCGAAACCGACGTTCGAGGTGATGCAGACCGAGTACTTCTAATGGTGGACATAGTATTTCCGAAATCGAGTGCGCCGGGCGAGCGGCCCCAGGAAGCTGGGGGTAGGCTGATTAATGCGTTCAGTCGAGATATGCCCGAGGGTGCACCGTCGAACTACGCCATACTGAGGACGCCAGGGCTGTTACGAAAGAATATCCTGGCGACAGACATCCACACTCGTGGATTCCTTGATTGTGGGGCGACGTTGCTCTGGGCCGTTAATGACAAGCTCTATGCGGTCGATGGAGGGTTCAATCCAACCTCATTGGGTGCCCTGGCCGGAACGGCCCCGATCACAATGGCAAGGAACTTCAATGCTACGCCCCAGAACCTGGCGGTCACGGAGAATGGTTGCTTCGTGTTGACTACGTCCGGGGCACCGGTTGCCTACAGTGACCCTGATCTCCCAGCCAGCCCGACGAGTGTGTGCGAGTTCGATGGGTACTTCATATGGACGTTTGGGTCAGGGGGAATTTGGGCGAGCGATCTCAACCAAACGAGCATAGCCAGCAACTCGTTCGCCGTCGAGCAGGGACTGTTTATTCGGAGGGGTGTGAGGTTCAAGGGCCGGTTCTTCGCCTTTGGTGATAAGTGGACCTCCGTTTGGAGGGACGCGGGCACAGTGCCATTCCCACTCGATCGCGAGGCAGTGATTCCGAGGGGGATCGCGGGAACCTTCGCGGTGGCGGGTTGGGAAGTGGGATGGTCGAATGAGTTGATTTGGGTCGGCGACGACTATAACGTTTACCAATTGCAAGGCTATACACCGCTTATGATTTCCACGCCAGACGTCGCTAGAATGATTCAGACCGCGGCGCTGGCAGGGGACAAGGGCAAGCTCGAGGCCTCGGTCTTTATGGCTGGGCGGAATGCGTTCTGGGCACTGACGTATCCGGGGAACTGGACTTGGGTATTCAACCTGACCACGAGTCGGTGGCACGAACTGCAATCGTATAATCGACTGGATTGGAAGGGACGTAGGAGCGTCCGAATGTTTGATAGGTGGGTGATTGGGGCGGCCGCTACGGGTGAGTTGTTCGAGCTTGGTCCGAATTACTTCTTCGAGGGGGTCGATCCACTGATCTGGGAGGCCCAGAGCGGAGTGGTGGCGGGCTTCCCGAATGGAGTGGTTATCCCACGCGCGAGCTTCCACGTGACAACCGGCGTAGGGGATAACATCTCGGTTGATCCAAAGATCCAGATCTCGTGGTCGCTGGATGGCGGACATAGTTATGGAAATCCGGTCACTCGGAGCCTGGGCGGGGCGGGCTATACCAAGTCCCATCCCTACATCATCGGATGCGGTTTGAGTCGCGGCCAGGGTGTGAGGTTTAAGTTGAGGGTCTCGGATCAGGTTCATGTGCAGCTACAGGGCGGCGCGGTCGAACCACAAAACGCTGGACCGTCGGGTTAGAGGAGCGAGTTATGGCACTTACCGATCTCTTTACTGGAGCGCCGGGCATCCAGGCCGCTCAGAACCAGCGTCAGTTCCTCGGAAACCTGATGGGGAACGAGAACTGGAATTTCGGGCGAGTCGAGAATCAGGGCTTGAGTACGCTCGCGGGCGCCCAGGCGAATCAGCTTGGTACGCTCGTTCCGGCCTATCAACAAGCCGAGGCCACGCTTGGTGGAAGCATTCCACAACAGATCGGTGCGATTACTGGCTATGGAACTGGGGCAATCAATGCCTTAACGGGCGGTAACGTAGCGGGGGCCGGCGCCCTCGCTGGGGGTCTTGGGGCTTGGGACCCGGTCTCGGGGCTGGCTGGCAGCTATGCGAATACTGGCCAGAGCTATACCTCGACCATTCAGGACGCCCTAGGTCTGAACGGCCCGGAGGGTGTAGCCCGGGCACAAAGCGCGTTCACGCAATCGCCCGGATACCAGTGGCAATTGGGCCAGGGACTTGAGGCCATCAATCGGGCCCGCAACATGAGCGGCCAGCTGGTCGGTGGGAACACTGATCGGGCAGCCCAGGACTACGGGGCGGGACTGGCCAGTCAGCAGTGGAACAACTGGATCAATCAATTAACTGGCCAACAGGGCTTGATGGCGCCGCTGGGGCTTCAAGGTCTGACCTCGGCCGCTGGAGGGATGAGTGGACTGTATACGAGCCTCGCGAACCTGCTCAATCAGGGTGGGCAGGGAGTTGCCAATATTCTGGGAGGGATGGGCACGAATATCTCGAATGTTCTAGGGGGCGGAGCGACGAATCTGGCGAATTTGATTACAGGGGGTGCGGGTGCGGAGTCAGGGGTCTATGGAACCACCGCCCAGCAACAGACTAATCTGTTACAGGCCCTGGCTCAGGCCCAGGCGGGCTTCACTCAGAATATGGCCCAGCCCTACGCGAACACGTATACAACTCAGGCCAACGCCCAGTTGGGTGGCGCGAACAACTTGATGAGTTTACTCAGTGGTATCGGTGGGGCTCTATTGAGGCCCGGACCGACAGGGGGCCTTGGAGCGACTCTGGGTGGTCAACTTGGGTCGGCCGCACTGGGCGGACTCGGTTCGCTCGGATCGAGTCTTATGAGTGCACTAGCGTTCATCTAGGAGAGTTAGATGACTGAACTTAACTTTCCAAAGCTCGATTTCAGTTGGATCGCTGACTTGCCATCCAAGTGGGACGAGGCGGCCCTGCTCAATCAGCAGAAACAAGCACTCGGCGGACTGGATTTCAGCGATCCGAACAGCCTGGATAAAGCGGCGACCTTGCTCGCGCGTGATCCAAGAGGATTGGGACTGGCCGAGCAGCTTGCGACGGCCGCCCAGAAACGTCGAGAGTTACAGCAACAAGAGGCGCTTCAGGGGCTCTTTGGTAAGACGCTCGGTGGTCCGGCTGAGGGTCCTGGGGCTCCAACTGGAGCCCGGCCTCCGCCGCCTATGGGTGGAGCGCCGGTGGGCGCTCCAGGGCCGCTGAGCGATAATTGGGGACGATGGCTTGCGGGGACATCGTATCTCGAATCCGATTTCAATCCTAGTGCTCGAAACCCGAACAGCTCGGCAACGGGAGCATTCCAGTTCACGAAGGCAACCGCCGAGGACGCAATTCGAGCGGGCCTGCCAGACCCAAGGGTCGGAAACTACGCACAACAGGCCGATGCGACTCGACAGTTTATTCAGAAGTTCCATCCAGATGCCGCGGCCGCGATCGAGAAAGGTGACTATGCGGCTGCTGATCGAATACTGAATAAGCGGTGGAGCAGTCTGCCCGGTGGCGTCGAGATGCAGGGGCCGGGACGCTATGCTACACGAAACAGTATTCTTGGTGGCGCGGCTGGTGGTGGACCGGCGACGATCCAGGCACCTCAGGCTCCAGGCCCGCCCCCGGTCCAAGTCGCTGGACCTGGAGCCCCTCCGGCGGCTCCGACAGGAGCCCCAGCGACAGTCGCCACGGCTCCGACAGGAGCCCCAGCGGCAGCCCCAGAGGGTCCTCCACAAGAAGGCCAGTTTGATCTTGGTGCGGCCGTGAAGAGGGCCGCCGGCGTTCAGCCATCGGTGGCGCCGACCTTTCAGCCACAACCAGCCTCGCCTCGAGTTATCAGACTTCAACAAATAGCTAACGCGATGACTGGTCCTGGGGCCGTGACCGCGCGGGAACAGGCCGCGGCCGAAGCCAAGTATGAAAGAGATATGCAGACGGCCCAACATGGGGCCTCGCTGAAGCAGTGGGAAGCTCAGACCAAAGTCGATTACGAGGACCTGGCCAAGTACAAGACCGAGGTCTTCAATACTGCCGCGGACGCCAGGAAACAGATGGGGACCATCAATGCTATGGACGCGTTGATGCAGTCACCCGGTTTTATGTCTGGTTCTGGTGCAGACCTCGCCGTGAGGTATGGTGGTAGAATAGCCGGTATAGCCCAGGCCGCAAAGCAAGCGGCCGATATTGCGGGGCTGCCGGGTCTTGGGGCCTATGCGGATAAGCTTCTGAATGCGGTCCAGTCCAGAACCGGCGTGATGGAGGCATTCAACGCACTGCACGCTCAATTGACTCTCCAGTCCCTTGGTGGCTCGCTGGGTCGACAAATATCGGATCAGGACCGAAACTTTATATCTGGAATGATTATGAGCTTGGGGGCTACTCCCGCCGCAAACCAGTTCATTCGTGATTACATGACCGCTCAGAACAAGCGGTCAGAGGAAATAGCCAAGATTGCGAAGGCTTATCGAGGCAGCGATCGAGCCGGACTGGAGGAGATACTTAGTCAATATGCTCAGGCTAATCCATTGTGGATGAAGGCCGATGGAACTCCGACCGAGGCCGGTAAGAAAGCCCTCGAGAAGACTCAGAAAGGGGCGGTAGGTACAAGTGCCGGTGGGCTGACGGGCATGGACTTGATCAGGAGATTTATGGGCGTTCGGACCAGCGAGGAGCAGGCGACTGGAGCACCCTTACCCGGAGTGCCAAATCCGACTATACCAGCTTCAGCGGCGCCTGCCCAGTCAGCTCCCGCTCCGGCCGCTGGCGGTGGCCGAAGGGCCATCGATGAGAATGGTAATGTCTGGATGGTCTATCCGGGTGGAAGAAAAGAGATGATTCAGCCTGGTGCGGGAGGAACCTAAGATGGCTGACGAACTTCCTGCTGGTTGGAAGTGGGCCGAGGAGCCAGCGGCCGCGCCCGAGCTTCCATCTGGATGGAAGTGGGCCGAGGATCAACCTGCGGCCCAGCCCCAAGGCGACTATTACCAGCGTCATATTGAGGCTCTTAAGAACGCGGGCGTGCCTGAGCCTGCCGCCAGGTTCCTGGGCAATATGACCGTTCTGAATGCCCTCACTGATGCTATCGTTGGGACCGGGCAGGCCATTAAAGGTACCGCTCAGACGGTTCGGGACGTCTATGAGGGTAAAAAGACCGAGATTACCCCTGCCGAGCTGATGACTATGGCGACGACATTCTCGCCGGCGAGTGCGGGTCAGGCCGCGCGAATTCCTCAACGGACGTTGCCAGGACTAGCCAAGGACGTTCTCGGGGCGGATATTCCTCAGGGAGTGTTCTCGCCCCTGGGTAAGCACCTGTCCGATATTCCCACTGTCGGTGGCCCGCTCCAGAAGTCCGCTCAGGAGGCCCTGACCAGTATCGAGGCCGCGGGAGCGCGAGCGCCTCAGATGGCCGCTGGAAAGCCAGTCACACTCCAAGAGGCCGGAAACGCGGTTCGGGCTGGGGCCAATCGAGAGGTTGTGGGACAGGCTGAAAGGGTCGCACCGGAAGTCGCCGCGATCTCGGAGAAGAACGCGGCCGAGACGGCCTTCAACGACGCACTGGGTTTGGCCAAGAAAGATGGTGGTAACGTTCAGGCCCTTGCCTCGTTAAAGCGAGGCATGACCAAGGACGAGTGGGGTATCTTTACAGGCCACGCGATCGAGCAGATGGGACAGACGGCCGCTAAAGACTTCGACCACACGACTTTCATGAAGGCCTATGGCGAGTTGTCGCCCGCCGGACGGAAGATGCTGTTCGGGGACAATCCGGAGCTGATGCGCCACCTCGATACACTGTATAACGTCTCTCGGACCTATGGTGGACACCTCGAGGCCCTCGCCTCAACGCCCTCGATCTTTTCCGCCCTCAAAAACCTGACCCAGCCCCAACAACTTGGTGCGGCCGCAACCGTGAAGGCTCTTGGTGGTGCCAAGCTCGCGGCCGCCGCCGCTGGCGCCCATGTGATTGGACTGCCCGTGCTGCCCGCCCTTGGGATGTTGATGGGGGCAGGGCGAATCACCGCCAAGATGCTTTCAAAGCCAGAGAACGCGGCCTCGATTGCGAACTGGGCCAAGGCCTATCGAGGTTTCCAAAGCGTGGCCACGGTACCGGCGGCAGCGACTCTGGCACGGGCCACGAAGGAATTGGCCAATCAGCTGGGAATCGACCCAACTCAGTTGAACACGGACGTCTTTAAGAACTTGCCCGCGACCAAGGCTATTCAGGGGGCGATACCTCAGAGTGTCTATGAGGGACTCCAGAACGTTCAGCTTCCGAGCAATCCGTTGAGAATTACTGTCGGCCCGTATGTACCTCAAGTCGATCCGCGGTTCCTGCCCGCGCCCTAGGAGGGTTGAATGCCGAGTCTTTGGAGCAAGTCCGGGTTCATCGAGCGCGATAACGACGACGATGTGGCCGTTGGTGCGAAGGCCTATTTCTATCAGGGTGGTACTACTTCCACACTCATAGTTTATCAAGACGCCGCCCAGGGTGCCCCTTGGA